GAGACGTTTGTGTTAACCACTGAGAGGCATCATCATTCATAGGCTGAACCAACATGATTGAACCTTCGTTGATGAACTTGAAATCACCGTCCTCGATCCACGAACCTATGTCCTGTGTTTGTGTTGTCATATCACTTGTCCTCCGATATAATAAGATAACTTCATATCTAATCTTATAGGATTACATGGGATAGTCAACAACAAAATGCATCTGACTATAAAGTTTTTTTCCGCCTTTACTTTTTTTTTGAAAAAATTTGAAATCAGGTGATACAACGGTACAAGTGATACAACCCTTATGACACAACGCTTACAGCTGTACCACTTCTGTATCACTGTAACACTTACGAGGGGGTCGTGAGACGAAAAATGGAAAAACAAAAGACTGAACCCACAGAAAACACTATAGGGAAAGTCGGTAGGCCTGCTGGATTGACAGAACGCCAAAAGACTTTTGCCAAGTTTTATGTCGAGGGCAGACACAGTAACGCTGAGTGTGCAAGAATGGCTGGATACTCTGACAAGTCTTCTATTACTATGGCATCCAAACTTCTGAACGGCAGAGACTTCCCTGACGTTGTCGAACTGATAAAAGAATTGAGACAGGCGGCTGAACGCAAATATGGCGTGACCCTGATGCATCAGCTTAAACGTCTGGATGAATTGTCCAGAGGCGCAGAAGAGGCTGGACAATATTCTGCCGCAATCAATGCTGAAAAAATTCGTTCCGCTTTGGGTGGCCTGACTATTGACAGGCGAGAACAGCAACACGTCCACCAGTTGGACAGCATGACCAAACAGGATATTGTCGCACGTCTGGCAGAACTGCGGAAATCTTATCCACACGCTTTTATTGAGGGGGAAATATCTGATGCCAAAATCATCCAAGACAGAGAAGAACCTTTGGCAATCACTGAAGAAACACTTGCCGAAAAAGACACACTGCCAACGGATTGAGAATCGTGTGGCAGAGGGAATGCCCGATGTATATATGTGCATCGATGGCGCACCAGTATGGGTTGAATTAAAGATAATAAAAAGAAATGGGATAACCCTACAACCGTCCCAAATTGCTTGGCATTTATCGCATTCTAGGTGCGGTGGCGTTTCTTTTTTTCTTGCTTCGGCGGCCTTCGAGCCTGATGTATTTTTATTTGAGAGCGGAAAAGCTTTGGAAATCCAAGGTGCAACGCCCGATGACCTGCGGCCTATGTCCATCTGGCGGGGCGACATGAAGTCTGCGCCCGACGCTCTGCGGGCTGCGGCCTGCGAACGATGGTCTGCGGGCTGCGGCCTGCGGATGATGTAGTAGGATTCGCGCATAAAAAACTAGCGCAGCCTGACAGCTGCGCTATGTGCCCTAGTGTTTCGGATAGCAAACTGTTTTGACTTGACGCGACCAGCAAGCGCGGCAGTCGCCACAGTACCCAAGGTCAATCTTACCAATCTGTTTTTCTTTCTTGGCGGTTTCGTATTCGTCATGTGTTATCATTTCACCGTTTTTCTTTGTCCGATATGCTTCGCACATTTTGCCGACAGGGGCTTTATATCCGGTGATAACTGCGCTTGAATGTTCCCAATCTTCGGGCGGTGTATCGTTAACCATTGTTGCGCTGTATCTTACAACAGCGTTGTCTGGTAAAGCTTCAATCTTCAATGCCTCTTTCCAGAATTTCCTTTCTTTGGTTGGTATCCAGTGTTTTTTCTTTGGCGTTAATCTGCACACTGCAATAATTTTGAGGCAATGTGCCACGCTTCGCACGTCGCCTGAATCGAACCAGCGCATTGTATCTTTACGTGACTTGTTCAACAGTGCTGCCATATCAACGGCAAAATTCGCAGAGTTAAGAAAGTCTAGTCTGGCTTGCATGGCATTTTGAACAACAGGCCACGGATATGCACCCTTCATTGCATAGCACTCAAAACAGACTGAACCTTTAATCTTCGCCAATTTTTGACCAGTGATGCAACCAAAGGCAGAAACATTAAAGCTATCCCCTGGCATTTTTTTAGGTTTTGATAACATAGCGACCATTCTTTTAATCCTTTCAATAGTCTTATTATTTCCCATTTTATCCCAACCACAGAATAAGTCAACTTCTAATCTGCGGCCTGCGGCCCACGCCTGCGGCCTGCGGCCCTCGTCGTTGCGCTTCGCACAATAAAAACGGAAGGCGACTTGCGCCGCCTTCCTGTTGTTTACTTTTCTTCACGAGCCTGAAACTTGAGATAATTAATGTGCTGTTCTTGCTGACACTCGCCACAGATTAAAACTTCGCCATCTGTTTCATCAGCAATCCATTCGCAATCTGCACAATCTTCCTGACCTTTTGTTTTATACTCTGACATGATGTTTCCTTTCATATGTTTATTTGATTATCCTATATCCTACCATATAATCCCATAAACACAAAGAAATAATTCTGCGGCCTGCGGCCCACATCGGCGGCCTGCGGCCTGCGAACTTCGGCTGCGCGGCGCGCACAACAATGCGGGGACAGCATAGCTGTCCCCGCATAATCAAAGTTGTGTGATACACAAATAGACCGTGTAGATGATAAGTGCTGATATAGCAGCATGGGCTTGAATATTCATGGTCAACTATCCGTGCAGAATGTCGTTGAGTTCACCGTCCCAAAAATCATCATTAGCACACTCGATTGCGGCACGGGGGGTCATGCCTGTATCAAAGTAATCACGCCAGCTTGCGTCAGCTAGGTCATGTATGCCAAGTCCCGCCATGTTGGTTACCTGACGGTCGCATTCTTTCTCAAACTGTTCATAGGTTGGGTTTTCAATTTCTTCATATTTCATGTCAGTAAATCGGGGGCTTTCGCCCCCGCTCCTCTACTTTGCTGATTGCTTTAGGTTATCGATATTGACCGCTTTAATTTCGGGTCTGATGCCTTCGATAACACCTTCAAGTTTTTCTAATGACCGCATCGCTTCATCAGTCCGACCTACTGTGTGCATCAACAAATAGAACTGATAGTGAAACCGTAGCTGGTCTTTCAAGGTCTTATGAGCCATACTTGTCACCAAACACTGCTTTTGAAAATGCCTTACGGCCCCAATAACGGTATTTGCCATTACGACCTTTGCGTTTTTCAATCTTATGACCTTCAGCGCGTAGCATATGGATAGCGGCAAAACAAGTTTGCACTCCGTATCCAGTCAGCCTAGCCAATCCTTTTGGCGTAGCATCCCTTTGTGTCAGGATATCCAGAATAGCATTTTGGCAAGTCATGCCGTTCAGCAGATGCTTACGTTTGCCTTTAACCTTGGCAACTGCTCTGGGCTTAGCAACAGTCTCAGTCTTGCGCTGCTCAACTGCCTTTGGTGCTATGGTCTGGACGTTGACGCCAGCAGGCAACCAGATTGTAGTACCATCTTTGCCTGTCTTGATTGTGATATATTCAGTCATTAGATTATCCTTTCGTTGACTGGTTAGAGGCACGACGCCTCAACACAAGTCTATCACGAAACACATAGGTCGGTCAACAAATACATGGGATAATCTTTTCCATTATATGGAATAATCTGGGGTTACTTGGGATTGACTGGGACTTGGGTTTATGCTCTAATATACCCCCACCCCCGCAGGTACACCGGACCTGCGGCCCAAACTGCATGCATGTTGCAGGGTTGATAAATTCATTCGCGTATATTATCGTTCGAGCATGGAGAACCTTGGACTAGAGCTACTTCCTGACGATGTGTTGAAGGAAATTTACCTGCTTGAAGAGCAGGCGAAGCGACTTGACCTGCGTGACAAAGCGCAAGAAGACTTTATGTCTTATGTTCATCACGTCTATGACAATTTCATAGAGGGGACCCATCATAGAATCATAGCTGAAAAGTTAGAGCGGATTGCAAAGGGCGATTTGAAAAGACTGATTGTCAATATGCCACCCCGACATTCTAAATCAGAATTTGCATCCTATCTCATGCCCTCCTGGTTCTTGGGCCGAAATCCAAAGTTAAAGATTATTCAGGCTACCATGAATACCGAACTTGCTGTAAGATTTGGAAGAAAGG